ACATATCTATGATTAATGATTTATTACATACTACTAATAATATACCTATTAGATATAATAGACATTTAAATAAATTATCATTAGATATGGATTGGAATAAATTGGGTGTAGGTGATATTATAATTATTGAAGTTATGAAAATTTTAGACCCCGATACCTATACAGATGTATGGAATGATAGATGGTTGAAAGAATACGCAACTGCATTGATAAAACGACAATGGGGTGAAAATGTATCTAAATATGAAGGTGTTGAAATGGTTGGTGGTGTCATGTTAAGTGGCGCGAGATTAATTTCAGAATCCACAGAAATGATTAATAAATTACAAGAAGAAATGTCGTTAAAATACGAATTGCCTTGCGATTTCATGGTTGGATAAGATATGGCAGTTAATCCTATATTTAATCAAGTAGATATTGTTCATGAACAGAATTTAGTATCTGATGTGGTTGCAGAAGTTATTCAAATACATGGTGCGAATTTCTATTATATAAAAAGAAATAGTGTAAATGAAGATACTATTTTTAATGAACGTACATTAGTTGAATTTCGTGATTCATTTTTAATTGAAATGTATGTAGAAACTGCCAATGGTTGGGAGGGTGAAGGTGACTTTTTGTCTAAATTTGGTTTGGAAATCAAAGACCAATTAATAACACATGTATCTATTGAAAGATTTCAAGATGAAACTGGAATAGATCAACCATTACCTGGGGATTTATTATATTTCCCATTGGCTGATAAACTATTTTCAATAACATTTGTTGAAGATGATGTTCCATTTTTTCAATTAGGAAAACAATATATATATAAAATAACTACAGAATTATTTGATTTTTCACATGAAGTTATTGACACCGGACTGGACTTTATTGATGATAATGTTGACATTAATCTTAATATAGTGACAGTTGATTTTACATTAGGTTCTGGTTCTGGTGATTTTATTGTAGATGAAATAGTATATCAAGGTGTTGATATTGATACATTAACTGCATCTGGTAAGGTTATATCATGGAATAATGGCACTAAGGTATTGAAATTAAACGATTTAAATGGTAATTTCATTCAAAATAATAATGTGAAAGGTGATACTTCTGGTTCTATATATATGTTAGGTGCAACACATGAATATATATTTAATGAAACAAGTGTAACCGCAGATAATGATGATTTTAGTGTTAGTGGTAAAGCTGATGAAGTTATAGATTTTTCAGTTAAAAACCCATTTAGTGAAACTTATTAATAGGATATAATATGTTAGGTAATGATGAACAATATAACAGTATAATACGAAATTATGTAATTGCATTTGGTTCTATTTTTAATGATATAACAATAGTAAGACGTAATTCAGATGATACTATACAAAAAAGTATTAAAGTACCATTGGCGTATGGTCCTAGTGAGAAATTTTTGGCATTAATATATGGTAATGATAAAACCATAGAATTACCAAGGATTGCATTTGAAATAACTACGTTACAATATGATTCAGAACGTAAATTATCTAAACTTGGTGGTCATACACATGATATAACATCTATATCAAAGAAATTTGTATATAATCCAGTTCCATATGATATTGAATTTGATTTATTTATAATGGTAAAGAATGCAGATGACGGTACACAAATATTAGAACAAATATTACCGTATTTCACTCCATCATTTTCTATACCCATAAAGGAATTATCTAGTGATTCTTTACTTAGGAATACACCATTAGTATTAAATATGGTATCATTAGAAGATGATTATGACGGTGATTTTTATACGAAAAGATCAATTACTTGGACTATATCTTTTACGATGAAAGGTTTTTTATATGGTAATGATAAAGATATTCCAATTATACGAGAAATCACTTCAAATGTATCTGATACTAATAATAGCGCATCATCAACTTCTGTTACTACACCTGATCCTATAACATCTACTCCCGTTGACGATTATGGGTTTTCAACTGATATTACTAATACTTGATTATGAATAATATAGATGAAAAATTAAATAAAGTTCTTGATATTGAAATATTACCACAATCTGATAATAATGAAATCAGTATAATAGAAACTTTGCCAGATATAGATGAAGGTAGAGATATACAGATAAAGAATGATTATAATCATGCAAGAAATACATTACATAATCTTATACGGAATGGTGAAGATTCAATTTCATCAATAATTTCTTTAGCTAAAGAAAGTGAACATCCACGTGCATTTGAAGTAGTATCACAATTGTTGAAAACTACTGGTGATTTGACAAAAGAACTTGTGGTATTACAAAAAAATATGGACAAACTTGATATTAAAGATTCTACTAGAAAAAATGTTGTTAATAATAATGTTTTTGTTGGTAATACAAAGGATTTTTTGAAGATGATGAAAGACCATGACAGAGATATATAATAAAAATCCGAGATTAAAATCACCAGAAGTTGAGATACAATGGACTGAAGAAACAGTAAGGGAATACAAATTATGTATGAACGACCCTATCTATTTTATAAGGAAGTATGTTAAAATAATTAACTTGGATGAAGGATTGGTACCATTTGAGTTATATGATTTTCAAGAACAAATGATTAATACTTTTAGTGAATCTAGGTTTACTATATGTAAAATGGCAAGACAATCTGGTAAATCTATTACATGTATTAGTTTTTTTTTACATCAGATATTATTTAATAGCGATATATCTATTGCTATTTTGGCAAATAAACTGTCTACTGCAAGAGAATTATTGGGAAGATTGCAAAGAAGTTATGAGAATTTACCATTTTGGTTACAACAGGGTGTTATTGTTTGGAATAGAACCAATATAGAATTAGAAAATGGGTGTAAAATTCTAGCATCTGCAACATCTTCTAGTGCAGTACGTGGTAGTTCCTTTAATATACTTTTTTTAGATGAGTTTGCATTTGTTCCTAATGAAATGGCAGAAGATTTTTTCCGTTCAGTATATCCTACTATATCATCAGGTAAGTCTACTAAAGTAATCATAGTATCCACCCCATATGGTATGAATCATTTTTATAAATTATGGAATGATTCAATACACAAAAGAAATTCTTATGAAAATATAGAAGTTCATTGGTCTGAACTTCCAGGCAGAGATGCGGAATGGAAACAGACAACGATAAATAACACTTCAGAATTACAATTTCAACAAGAGTTTGAGTGTGATTTTTTAGGTAGTTCCAATACATTAATTACTGGTAGTAAGTTAAAGTCATTGTCATATATGAATCCAATAAAGGTACAGTATGATGGAACTTTGTTTATTTATCATGAACCTATAATTAATCATATATATTGGTTAACTGTTGATGTATCACGTGCAAGGGGGAGTGATTATTCTGCATTTTCTGTATTAGACGTTACAGAATTACCTTATGTTCAAGTTGCAACATATAGATCTAATGAAATTCCACCATTAGTATATCCAAATATTATTAAATTAGTTGCAGATTTATATAATGAATCTTATATATTAGTTGAAATAAATGATATAGGCGCACAGGTTTCTGATATATTACATTCAGAATTAGAGTATCCTAATATGATATACACTAAAACTGACCCAAGGAAAGGACAATTTATATCAAATGAAACAGGAAAGAATATTAATATAGGAGTCAGAACAACAAAAGCTACAAAAAAAACTGGTTGTTTTAACTTAAAATCATTAATAGAAGAAGATAAATTAATAGTAAATGATTTTAACACTATTGATGAATTATCGTCATTTATATCCAAAGGATTGAAATTTGAAGCAGATAGTGGAAGAAATGATGATTTGGTAGATACTTTGGTGTTGTTTTCATGGGCAACTACTGATAATTATTTTAAGGATTTGTCTGATATTAATATCAGAGAAGAATTATATAAAGAGAGAGTCAGATATATGGAAGAACAAATACTTCCATTTGGGTTTATAAATAATAAGGAAGAAAAAGAAATAACAATGGATAACGATGGGAATATATGGGAATCGATATAGTCACGCCGAATGTAAAATATTATAAATATTATTATCGTATATAAAATAACATTCCATTAACATATAAGGAGATCGAAATGGCTTTTCAAATTAGTCCAGGGGTAAACGTATCGGAAATCGATTTAACAGACTCAGTACCACAAACTGCAACAACTGCGGGTGGTTTAGTTGGTATATTTTCGTGGGGGCCGTTAGGGTTACCTGACAGAGTAACTACAATTTCAACAGCAACAGAATTAAAAGATATATTTAAAGAACCAACAAGTGACAGTTTTATGTCGTTTATGACTGCTAAAAACTACTTAAGTTACTCACGTGATTTAAAAGTATCTAGACTATATAATACGGAAACAACAAGAAACGCAGTAGATTCTGTACCAGTTGCAACTGCCGAAACTATTCATAAATTTATAAGTTTTTCTAATACTGGCACTGGTGGTGTAATACAAACAAACAATAATTATGTGAATGATGGTGTGTCACTTTTACCTTCTAGTTGGTCTGGAACTTTTGGTTCGGAGTTTACAAGTTCCCCATATAGTATGGGATCATTTTTTGAGGGTACTTCTGATTCAACTCCAAGTCATACAATTGGTACACAGTATGATGTATCTGGTAATCCTTTAGCATCAGATGGTACTACAGTATCAGATACTAATGTATTAACTGGAGTGCCTACTGATTGGACAGGGAATTTTGACCATGTATTAGGACAAACAACAATTTTTAAAACTCTTGATGAATTAGTCTGGGTAAAACTCTTAACGGCATATGATTATGCTACAGGGGATTCTCCATTATATGGTGATACTTATAATCCATGGACTATTGATGTACTGGGTGATGATGTGAGACTTAGTTTTGCAGATTTACCAAATCTTAGAAAAAATCCAGTTGGTGATGTAACTAGTACGTGGACTGATACCACAGTAAGTGGAGAGTTAGATGTGCCTGGTGATCTTACTACTATTGTATTTGGATCATCATTTGGTTTAAGTGCGGTTACTGGTGGAACTATAACTGTTACTTCATCTGGTGCAACTCCAGCAGTATTAACAGTTACTGTCACAATAGATGCGTCGGGTGTTAGTACTATAGTGGTTACTGCTATGACACCTGGTGCCAATTTAGATTTAAATACTCTTACATATGATTATAGTGGATTATCATCCGAGGCATCTTTTACTGCGGTAACTGGTATTGAAGTTGGTGTACCACAACGTAATACTTTCAACTTACCTACAGCTGCAAGAGATACTGGTGGTTCTATTAAATTATTTTCAGGTGGTTCTGAATTAAGTTCAGTATCACAATATGGTATTTTACCAGATAGCACTACAAATGAATTTATATACATTACTGATACATTATATGACAGTAGTGTTTTGCGTGAGTTTATATTGGAAAGTGTGGGTGCATCATATAATGTTAGGTCTGCAACAGGGGTTTTAGTTTTAAATGAAGATACTGTTGATGGCTATACTGGTGATTCTATTTTTGCTGCCAGATATGCAGGTGACTTTGGCAATAAACTTAGAGTTCATTTAGTTGATATAGACACTATAGAGAATTCATTATTTGTAGATAAGTTAGATATGATATTTGATAATTCTGATGACTTAGCAGTTGTGGTAACACAGTCAGATGATACTGGTTATGAAGATATAAGTGAGGTTTTTGTTAACCTTAGTAAAAGCTCAGGTACTTCAAATTGGATTAATACCATTAATGCACAATCAGAGTTAATATGGGTACTAGGTGTACCACTTTCTTATAGGGAAAGTCCAACACAGAGAAACGTTTGGAATAGTAGTCTTACTGGTGATGTTCGTAGTTATGTAAATCTCTTGGCAAGTGGAGATCATAAATATATATTAGCGGATGGGAATAACGGTGATGTTAATTTATCTGATTGGCAAACTGCAATGCTACCGTTTAGGAATAAAGAAGTATCTGATATATCTTTATTGTTTGGTTCTGGTGACGGTTTAAATCTAGAGGATTATAAGACGTTTTTATTAGGTTTAGTGGATGTTGCGTATTCTAGAAAAGATATTGTGTCACTTTTATCCCCACATATAACAATGTCAAATAGCACAGAGGACGTTGTTACATTTTTTGATTCTCTTAGAAGTAATATGGGTGACCATGTTATGCAGACTTATGCGTTTGCCGATTCTAATTTTAAATATCAATATGATGTATTTAGTGACAGTTATCGATGGGTGCCATTATGTGGTGATATAGCGGGTGTGATGTCTAGAACTGATGAGGACAGAGACCCATGGTTCTCTCCTGCAGGATTTAATCGTGGTGGTATTAAAAATGTTACTAAATTACGGTTTGCACAAGATAGAACAGACCGTGATATGTTGTATAAGAAGTCAATAAATCCTGTATGTACATTCCCAGGACAAGGTACTATATTGTATGGTGATAAGACATTCACTAGAAAATCTACATCTTTTGATAGAATTAATGTTCGGAGATTATTTATAGTTTTAGAAAAATTAATAGAGGCTGCATCAAATCAAACATTATTTGAGTTTAATGATGATTTTACTAGATCTCAGTTTGTATCTATGGTAGAACCATTCTTACGTGATGTTAAAGGACGGCGTGGAATATATGATTTTAAAGTTGTATGTGATACTACTAATAATACACCAACGGTTATTGATTCTAATAGATTCATTGGTGATATATACATAAAACCAAGTCGTTCAATTAACTTTATTCAATTAAATTTTGTTGCTGTTGCTACCGGCATTGAGTTTAATGAAGTCGTTGGTAAATTCTAAATATAAATATAATAAGAATAATTTTAAAATAAGGAGAATAAAAAATGTTTAATGTTAACACGTTTAAAACAAATTTATATGGAGGCGGTGCTAGACCTAATTTATTTAAGGTTCACATTGGTGGGATGGATTCCCCCTTCTCATTCATGTGTAAGGCTGCGAATATACCGGCATCAACCATAGCATCAGTTGATGTTAATTATATGGGTAGAATTTTAAAAGTACCTGGTAATAGAACATATGAAGATTGGACAGTAACTATTATTAATGATGAGAATTGGTCAATTAGGAGTAAATTTGAGAAATGGATGGACGAGATAAATACTCCAGAATCAAATATTAGAATTGACCCCTTTGGAGTTACCGTGGCATCTAACGTATATCAGGACGGGTTTGTCGAACAGTTAGGTAAAAATGGTAGTTCTCTTGCGGTATATGATTTTAAAAACATGTTTCCCACAGAGATTGAAGCTATTGATTTAAATTGGGGCACTAATGATGAAATTGAAGAATTTACTGTGACGTTTGCATATGACTTATGGACACGTGGTAATTCTAGTACGGTTTCACAAGTAGCTGGTGCGATCGGTCAAGCTGCTGGTATTGTTCAGGCATTCACTTAATATAGAATGGTGAGTATATTATGAAATTATTTGGGTTTACATTAGGTAAAGAAAAGAAAAAGAGTTTACCATCTTTCGTACCGAAAGATGGTAATATTCTCGATGACTCCACTATGGTGTCTAGTACTAATTTTTCTGGTTCCTTTTATAATTTTGATGATAAATTTAAAAGTGATAATGAACTAATAAATAAGTATCGTCAAATGTCAATGAATGCTGAAGTTGAATTGGCAATAGATGATATAGTTTCGGAATCAGTTATAACTGAAGATTCTGAAATTATTAAAATTGCAATATCAGATGAGATATCTAAACCGGTAGCGGAAAAGATATCTAATGAATTTTCTGAAATATTACAGAAATTAGATTTTAATATGTCATCATATGATATATTTCGTAATTGGTATATTGATGGAAAACTTTATTATCATATAATAATAGATCCAAGTAAACGTAAAGAAGGTATACAAGAATTACGAAGAATTGACCCAAGAAAGATTAAAAAGGTTAAAGAAGTTAAACGTAATGCAGATGATATTATTGAATCGGTTAAGGAATATTATGTATATAGTGAGAATGGTATTGATAAGGATATAGATCTTAAAGGCATTCCAATAGAATTAGATTCTATAAGTTTTATATCGTCTGGTTTGAGAAATTCTACTAAGAATCATTCGGTTGGTCATTTACATAAAGCTATAAAACCTTTAAATCAATTAGTTATGCTTGAGAATTCTGCTGTTATATATAGATATACACGCGCACCAGAAAGACGAGTATTTTATATAGATGTTGGTAATTTACCTAAGATGAAAGCGGAACAATATCTTAGTGATGTTATGAATAAATATAAGAATAAAGTAGTATATGATGGTGTTACTGGTGAAGTTAAAGATGGTAAGAATCATATGTCTATGTTAGAGGATTATTGGTTTCCTAGACGAGAAGGTAATTCTGCACAAATTGAAACATTGCCGGGTGGTACTAATTTAGGTGAAATTGAAGATATAGTATATTTTCAAAAGAAATTATATAAATCATTAAATGTGCCAGTATCTAGGTTAGAATCAGATAATTCAATGGCATTGGGTAGGGCAACTGAAATAACTAGAGATGAGATGAAATTTGATAGATTCATTAAAAGATTAAGGAATAAATTTAACAATTTGTTTTATGATTTATTAAAGAAACAACTTATATTAAAGAATATAATAACATTGGAAGAATGGGATAATATTAAATATGAAATAAATTTTGTATATAATGAAGATTCATATTATGATGAAATACAAGATTCCGAGTTATTACGTGATCGTATTTCAATTATATCAGATATGGTAAATATAGGTGCTATTGGTAAATATTATTCACATGATTGGGTTAGAAAAAACATATTAAAAATGACAATTGATGATATATCAGAGATTGATAAACAAATGAAAGATGAATTAAAAGACCCTAAGTTTAAAGAACAAGATGATGAAGGTTCTGGTAATAATTTTAGATAAATTGTAGGTAATTATATGGAAAATTTTATAGATTTTTTGATACTTGAAGGAATAACTAGAAAAAAAGTTATCAGAAAGGGAAAACGTGTTGTTAAGAAAATATCCAGTAAAGGTGGATATAAAGTCATAAACGGCAAAGAAGTACGTATAGATAATAAAGAACGAATAATGATGAAGCTTAGAAATAAGAAATCAGCGAGAAAAAGTAAGGGAAAGAGAGCTCAAAGTAATAGGAAACGTTCAATTTCAATGAATAAGAGAAAAGGATTCTAACATGAAACTTATAACAGAAATTCATGAAGATTTAAGTTATATTGTAGAAGATGATAAATCTAAAAGTTTATATATTGAAGGTATTTTTTTACAATCTGGTATAAAAAACCGCAACGGTAGATTATATCCTACCGAAATTTTAGAAAAAGAAGTTAAACGATATAGTGATAATTATATAAACAAAGGTCGTGCATTTGGAGAACTTGGACATCCAAATGGACCATCTATTAATTTAGAAAGAGTTTCACATATAATTAAAAGTTTACATAAAGATGGTAATAATTTTATTGGAAAAGCTAAAATAATGTCGGAAACTCCATACGGGTCTATTGTAAAGAATTTAATAAATGAAGGTGCTAAACTAGGTGTTTCTTCTAGAGGTATGGGTACAGTTAATACAAGTAAAGGTGTTAATACTGTACAAGATGATTTCTATTTAGCAACGGCTGCTGATATAGTTGCTGACCCATCAGCACCGGATGCATTTGTTAATGGGATAATGGAAGGGGTAGATTGGGTTTGGAATAATGGTGTTATACAAGAATGTAATATAAATGATTATCATAATATAATTAAACGTGAAAAAATGACTAATTTAGAAAAGACTAAAATATTAATATTTGAAGATTTTTTAAATAAGTTATAACTTTACAAATATTATAAATAATATATATCTAAATAAATTAAAATAAAAAATTGGGAGATACTGATGGGCAACGATACAACAATTAAAGATGACGAAACTTTGATAGAAGATAAGGTTTCTACGTCATTGGCCAGTCTAGATATTCTTAATGATGCTAAACTTTTAAAAGTTGCATTGAAGTCTAAATCAGTTGGTGATTTAGAAAAGAATATGACTAAACTAAAAAAACAATTTGAAGATTATTCTAGTATTAACTGGGATAGTATTGATTGGAAATCTATATATAACGAATTGCGTGAAGAAGTGGTAGATGATACCGAAGTGATTGATGAATCAGAAGATGAATTGGTTACAAATGAAGTAGTAGAAGATACTGAAGAAGTAGTAGAAGATACCGAGGAAGTGGTAGAAGATACTGAAGAAGTAGTAGAAGATACTGAAGAAGTAGTAGAAGATACTGAAGAAGAAGTAGTAGAAGATACTGAAGAAGAAGTAGTAGAAGATACAGAAGAAATATTTAAATTAACACCTAGTGATATTGATATTTCTGAAGATACTGATGCTATTTTATCTGGACATGACTTTTCAGATGAATATAAAGAAAAAGTTAAAAGTATATATGAATCAGCGGTATTAACCAAGATTAATGAACATTTAGAGATATTAGAAGAAAAATATAAAGAAAAATATGAAAAACAATTAAATGAATCAGTGGAATTAATTCATACTGAATTATTAGAAGATGTTGACAAATATTTATCATATGCAGTTGATGAATGGGTATCAGAAAATAAAATAGCTATAGAATCTGGTATTAAATCATCTATATTAGAAAATTTCGTATCTGGTCTTAAAGATGTTTTTGAGGAAAATTATATTGATATTCCCGAAAATAAATTAGACATATATGAAACTTCTAAAGAAAGTGAACAAAAACTACAAGAAGATTTAAACTTTCAGATTAACAAGAATATTGAATTGACAGAAAAATTAGTTCATATTCAACGTGATACTATTGTTACTGAGTTAACTGAAGGATTAACATTAACTCAAATTGAAAAAGTTAAGAAGTTGAGTGAACATTTAGAATTCAATTCAGAAGAAGTTTTTAAGGAAAAAGTAAAGATCTTCGTTGAAAGTTATTTTTCATCTGAATCAGAAGTGACAGAGAGTCGTATATTAGATGAAAGTGCATCAGATACTGCTATTGAAGATTCTCCTATGGTGAAAGAAGAACTTGAAGTAACGGGGTCAAATGACTTAATGAGTTATTATGCAAGTACATTGTCAAGATGTAAAAAGTAATAATTATAAATATATAAACATATTATAATAATTTAATATAAAAAAATAAAAATTAATAAAGGAGAAAGAGATGTACACTGAAATGCATTTATCAGAAGAATTACAACAAAAATGGAAACCTGTTCTAGAGCATGAAAATATTGCACCAATTACAGATCCATACAAAAAAGCAGTATGTGCTATTTTACTTGAAAACCAAGAAAAAGCAGTTAAAGAAGAACGTTTAATCATGTCAGAAGCTAACGTAGTTGGCGGTGGTATGAGTCCAACAGTTGGTGGTGAGGGTCAATTCCAAGGAATGGATCCAGTACTTATCGCACTAGTTAGACGTACTATGCCTAATTTAATGGCATATGATGTTTTAGGTGTTCAACCAATGTCTGGTCCAACTGGATTAATCTTTGCAATGCGTTCACGTTATGTTGATCGTAGTGATGGTTCTCGTCCAGAATCTTTTTATAACGAATCAGATACATCATTTTCTGGTCTTGGTACACACGGTTCAACGGATCCTTTTGCTGGAAATGTTGTTGAAGCTGGTGCCTTAATCGATAGTGGTAACGGCGCACATACACATACATCTGGAACAGGTGGTCCAGTATCTGATGCTGAAAAATTAGGTTCACGTCTTGCAACTGGTGCATTTGATACTAACTCTTTAGGTCACGGTGGTGATTTTAACGAGATGGCATTCTCAATTGAACGTGTTACTGTTACCGCAGAAAGTCGTGCATTGAAAGCCGAGTATACTACTGAATTGGCACAAGATTTAAAAGCTGTTCATGGTTTAGACGCAGAGGCTGAGTTATCTAACATCTTATCAACAGAAATTGTTGCAGAGATAAACAGAGAAGTTATTCGTACTGTATATGGTGTTGCTAGATTGGGTGCCACAAGTGGTACAACTACTAAAGGTATTTTTGATCTAAGTAGTGATGCTGATGGTCGTTGGTCTGTTGAGAAATTTAAAGGTTTGTTATTTCAAATTGAAAGAGAATCAAATATGATTGCTCGTTTAACTCGTCGTGGTAAAGCTAACATGATGATTTGTTCATCAGATGTTGCATCTGCATTATCATTGGCTGGTGTTTTAGACTTTAACCCTGCATTAATGGGTAATAAACAATTAGATCCAGATGATACTGGTTCTACTTTTGTTGGTGTATTAAATGGTAAACTCCGTGTATACATTGATCCATATTTTGATGCTGCTGGTGCCTATGAAATGGTATGTTTAGGTTATAAAGGTACTTCACCATATGATGCTGGTATTTTCTATTGCCCTTACGTTCCACTACAAATGGTTCGTGCAATTGGTCATGAAACTTTCCAACCTAAAATTGGTTTTAAAACTCGTTATGGTTTGGCTTCTAACCCATTTGCAACTGGTAGAGAAAGTACAACTCATAGTGGTTTAGATGCTCGTCAAAACGTGTATTATCGTTTATTTAGAGTTGATAACTTAATGACATTATCTTAAGTTTTAAACAATCTTAATGAAATTATAATAATAATAATCATTAAGAAAAAAACATTAAAAGGTTACTTCGGTAACCTTTTTTTTTGATTTAAATTTATGTTATAAATATAATATACAGTTAATTATGGTGGCAGTTATGCAATTAGTAGGTACTTCAAATTTAAATTATTTTAATAATCAATCCTTTCAATTAAATGTTCCAGTATGTCCGTTATTAAGTGGATTTGTACAAATGGTCAATATACCATCAATATCAATTGGTGAAGTATCAGTTGAAACTCCATTAGTGCAAGTAAAACATCCTGGTGATAAATTGACATATGGCACATTAACTGTTACTTTTTTAATTAATGAAGATTTAAGTAATTGGTTTCAAGTGTACGAATGGATGTCAGCTTTAGGATTCCCTGAACGACATGAACAATATGTAGAATTTATGGAGAGAAAGAAATCACTTGATGGATATGATACTCCAACAACAACAGGAAAACTAATATTATATAATAACAATAATATACAAATAAAAATGCTGTCTTTTTATGATTTGTTTCCTGTTAGTTTAATAGAAATTCCTTTAACAACTACTGATACAGTTACTAATCATCCGGCAGGTATAGTAGATTTTCAATTTACATATTTAACAGTTCAAGATATATGACATCTTTAAATGAATTGGTACAAGAAGCTAAAAAGGATTTAGAAATTAATGAACTTGATGTTGATAATACGATTGTATCAACACAATTAATGATAGGAAAATGGTTAGAATATCAACAAAAATACAAAGATATATTAATATTTGAAAGTATAGAATATAGAAGAATGTGTGGATTGCGTACTTTATATTATTATGGGAAATTATCAGACAAAGAGTTAAATAAATTGGGTTGGGAACACCATGGGTTTTTAATCAAAAGTAAAACCGAATTGGCACCTTTTGTAGATAGTGACGAAATCTTAGTCCCTCTTAAACTCAAATTTGAGAAACTCAACCAAACTTTAGAATTTATCGATAAAACCTTAGATCAAATCAACGCAAAATCATGGGCAATCAAAAATTATATAGATTGGAAAAAGTTTGAATCAGGTATTGGATATTAATAATTCTATAACGTTATATAAGCTTGATGAATCTTATTTACAAATAGATTCAACCGAAATGTTCATATTAAAGGAACTTGTTGATTATTTTACATTTAAAGTTCCTGGTGCTGAATTTATGCCAACTTATAAAAGTAAAGTATGGGATGGTAATATTCGATTATTTAATCCAGTAAATAGGAAGATATATACTGGACTTAAAAATAGTATTATCGAGTTTTGTAAAATTAATAATTATGAAATAAATTATGATGAATCATGTGGTAATTTTAATAAATTAGAATTCAAAGAAAAAGATTTAAATGATTTTCTAACATACATTAAACCAATGTCTGGTGGGGTACCTCTCACATATAGAGATTATCAAATTGAATCAATTCATCATGCAGTTAATAATGAACGATTAGTATTAGTATCACCAACTGCATCTGGCAAATCCTTAATAATATATTCGTTAGTGCGATTTTATTTAATGCATCCTGAATTAGATAATAAAAGTATATTAATAATAGTACCAACAACATCTTTAGTATCTCAAATGTTTAGTGATTTTAAAGATTATGGTTTTAATGTTGATGAAATGTGTCATACCATATATCAAGGACAATCAAAAGAATCCGATAAAAGAGTAATTATTTCTACATGGCAATCTATATATAAGATGAATATATCTTATTATGATAAATTTGGAATGGTTATAGGCGATGAATGTCATTTATTTAAAGCCAATTCGTTATCTAAAATAATGAATAATTTAGTTAATTGTAAATATAGATTTGGGATGACAGGGACATTAGATGGGACACATACTCATAAATTAGTATTAACTGGATTATTTGGAGATGTGAAAAGAATAACTACTACTAAAAAATTAATAGATAATAAAGTATTATCTGATTTTAAAATACAATGTGTTGTATTAAAATATAAAGAATCTCTATGTAAAGAAGTAAGAAAATTAAAATATCATGAAGAAATACAATGGATTATATCTAATAAAAGAAGAAATAATATAATAAGTAATTTAACTAAATCTTTAATTGGTAATACTTTAATATTGTATAATTTTGTAGAGGCTCATGGAATCCCCTTATATGAATTATTAAGTGATAAAATAAAAGATAAAGAAATATATTTTATATCAGGTAGAATATCAGCTGATGAAAGAGAAGAAATAAGACATAGAGCAGAATTAATAAATAATATTGTTATTATAGCTTCATATGGAACATATTCTACTGGTATAAATATAAAGAACTTAGATAATATTATTTTTGCATCACCTACAAAAAGTCGTATACGAAGTTTACAATCAATAGGCAGAGCTTTACGTAAAAGTAATAATAATAAAATAGCAGTACTTTATGATATTGTAGATGATCTACGATATAAAAAATATGTTAATTTTGTATGCAGACACTTTTATAAAAGGTTAGATATATATAATGAAGAACAATTTAAATTTAAGATTAATAATATTGATATAAAATAATGTCATATCATATTATACAATTAATGACATCAGAATTTATTATAGGAAAATTATCTATAGATGATGATAAAATGGGGGTATCTTTAGAAGATATTGTTAAATTATCATTTGATGGAGAAGATCTCTTTTTAAGTGAATTTAATATTTTCACTAATGATAAAATCACATATATATCATATGATAAAATTCTTACAATAAATAAACCAACAACCGACGTATTAACTCATTATTCAGAATATTTAGCACAACTATATACTGAGTTACATCATTCAACTCCACATCAAAAAGATAAAAGATTACTTAATTAAGTAATATCAACCCACCACAGATATATGATAACACAAAAAGTAGTAATTGTCAAGTCGATTCCTAAACTTGACAATGATGAGTCTTTTGTGTTACAATAGTATCTGTAACTGTAAATAAAGGAGTATTTATGAAAAAGAAAGGTGAACATTATGTAGATAATATACGACTTTATGATGAGATGGTGGAATATAATAAACATGTAACATCTTATAAGAATGGTGAAATAATTGATAAACCAATAGTTAGTGATTATATTTGTGAATCTATTATGAAGATTTCTGATAGGTTATCTTATAGGCCTAATTTTATAAATTATACATACAGAGATGAGATGGTAAGTGACGGGGTTGAAAATTGTTTATTATATATTAATAATTTTGATCCATCCAAATCAAAGAATCCATTTTCATATTTCACTCAAATAATATATTTTGCTTTTATCCGTAGGATTCAGAAAGAAAAGAAACAGTTATATGTGAAATATAAGTCTATATATAATTCAAATGTATTTGATAATGATGATATGCGTGATGCTGATATTAATAGTATTAAAGATTCTTATTTAGGATTTGTGATGGAAAATAGAGAAAATATTGATATATTTTTAGATGATTTTGAGCGATTACAGGATGAAAAAAGAGCATTGAGAGTTAAAAATAAAGTGAGTAATTCTATACAAGAGGAAATAGTTGATGAAAATCGCATTGATAACTGATACACACTGGGGTGCAAGAAATGATTCGTTAATATTTTATGATTATATGATGAAATTTTATGATAATATATTTTTTAAAGAATTGGAGTCACGTGATATTAAGACAATAATTCATTTAGGTGATGTGGTTGATCGTAGAAAATTTATAAATTTTAATATATTACATAATTTTAAAAACAACTTTCTTAAGAGATTGATGGATATGGAAATAGATACCCATATTATTATAGGTAATCATGATACATATTTTAAGAATTCTAATAAAGTGAATGCTATGGAGTCTTTGATTGATGTGGATAATCCGTTATCACCAAAGATATATTCGTCCATTGATACTGTTAATTTTGATGGTTTGGATATTTGTTTATGTCCGTGGATTAATGATGACAATTATGATGAGTCTATATCGCATTTAAATGATACTAATTCTACCGTAGTATTCGGTCATTTAGAAATATCTGGGTTTTTAATGAACAGTGGTATTCGTTGTTTGGAAGGTATTAAAAAATCAATATTTAGTAGATTTGAGAAAGTATATTCTGGTCATTTTCATCATAAGTCAACCGAGGATAATATAACATATTTGGGCAATCCATATGAATTAACTTGGTCTGATTATAAAGATGACCGTGGATTTCATATATTTGATACTGATACATTGGAATTGGAATTTATTAAGAATACATATACTATATTTGAGAAGATATTTTATGATGAAGATACTGTAGATGATTTTGATTTTTCTTATTATAATGGTAAGTTTATTAAGATAATTGTTAATAAAAAGACTGATGTATATAAATTTGATTTATTTGTTGACACGTTGTATAAGAATGATGTGATTGATATTAATATTATTGATGAAACTATGATAGATGGTGTCGGTATTGATGATAAAGTGTCTATTGATGATGATACTATGTCATTGGTATATACATATATAGATGGAACTACTGTTGATGTAGATAAGGATAAATTGAAGAATATTATTAATGATGTGTATATGGATGTGTTAAGGGAAATATGATTATATTTGAGAGAATTCGTTGGAAGAATTTTTTAGCTACTGGTGATAAATTTACTGAAATAATTTTAAATGAATGTGGCAGTACATTGATTGTTGGTGAGAATGGTGCTGGGAAATCTACTATATTAGATGCGTTGACATTCGTGTTGTTTGGGAAATCATTTAGGAAGATTAATAAACCACAGATAGTTAATTCTATTAATGGTAAAGATTGTGTAGTTGAAATAGAATTTAGTATTGGTGATAATGAATATAAAGTAATCCGTTCAATTAAACCTAGTATATTCAACATATATGTTAATGATAGGTTATTAGATCAGGATTCGAGAGTTAAAGATTCACAAAAATATTTAGAAGATAGTATATTAAAACTAAATTATAAGTCATTTACACAGACGGTATTGTTGGGTTCGGCTACGTTTATACCATTTATGCAATTAAATACTTCTGATAGACGAGATATAATAGAAGATATATTAGACATTAAGATATTTTCTTATATGAATGATATTATAAAAAATAAGGAGTCATTGTGTAAGAATGACTTGATGGAAGTGTCTAGTAAACTTGACATATTAGAACATAAAGTATCATTACATAAGAAATTTATATCTGATAAACAGAAAAATACTACTGACATTATTAATAATAATAAGGAGAAGATTTCTCAAAAACAACAATTATTAAAAAACAATTCACTTGAAATTGATAGATTGGATAAGAATATATTGGATTTAAGGGATTCCTTTGATTTTAAAATAGATAAATTTAGGAAAAGGTTAAAGGGTATTAATAAAGTAAAATATAAGATGGATGCATCAAGAGATATGTTTACTAAGGTAATAGAATGGTTTTCTGATAAGAGTGAGTGTCCATCTTGTAAACAAGATATAAGTGATGAATATAAAAAAGTTATAATATCAGAGAATATTAATAAAATTGATAATATAACTGCATCGTCAATTGAGGTATCAGATGAGATATCCCGGGTAGAAGAGAGGATTACTAATCTTAATGATATACGATTGGAGTGTTCCGAGTTAGAAAACACCAGTTTAGAATATAGAATGACTAACAATTCATTATTAAGTTCTATTGAGGATTTAAATAATGATAATAAAAGTATATTATCCGATGTAGTTTCAACTTCTGATTTGATAGATGAACTTGAATCCTATGAATATGAGTATGATGATTTTGTAGAACGAAAAAAAGAGTTAAGTAATGATAAACATCACTATTCTTTAGTTTCTAAAATATTGAATGATGATGGTGTTAAAATATCAATTATAAAATATTATTTACCTAAAATTAATCATCTTATTAATGTGTATTTACATAAGATGAATTTTTATGTAAATTTTAAGTTAGATGCTAAGTTTTCTGAAACTATTGAGTCTATGAATCGTAATAAATTCACATATAGTTCGTTTTCTGAGGGTGAGAGGATGCGTATAGATTTAGCTCTTTTGTTCACATGGAGAGATATTGCAAGGATGAAGAATAGTGTTAATACTAATTTGTTAATATTAGATGAGGTTTTTGATTCAAGCTTAGATACAAATGGTACTGATGATTTTTTGAAGTTAATAAGTAGTTTTGTTGATAGAAATGTCTTTATTATTTCTCATAAAGGTGATATTCTTTATGATAAGTTTGCAAAAACAATAACTTTTGAAAAAAAGAGAAACTTTAGTTTTATTAAGAAAGATGTTGACAAATAGGTAATTATGTGTTATACTTGTATTGATTAGGTGATAATTGAGGGATTAAACTAATGTCTATGACAAATATGATGAAACGAAAGCAATTAAAGAAGGTAAGACGGACGAAAGGAATTAAGAAGAATTACAATATTGAAAGGATGATTATGAAAAAGATGATAAAGATGAAAGATAGACAGATGATGATGCTTGAGAAATTAAAGGAGATTAATTATGAAAATTAGTGAAAAAACGCAACAAATATTGAGAAATTTCTCAACAATTAACCCATCAATTTTGTTGAATAAAGGACATAGAATCACTTCTATGTCTATTATGAGGAATATAATAGTATCTTCTGATGTAGAAGAAAACTTCCCAAATAAGATAGGAATATATGATTTACCAAGATTTCTATCTAATTTACAGATGTACCCAGAATTGGAATTTCATGATGATCACATTATGATGTTTTCTGAAGATAGACGATATGAGTTTAGAACCACAGATGAGAAGGTTATAGTTCATCCTAAAAAAACATTTAAATTAGAAGGTTCTGAATTTAATACAGATGAGAGTAAGGAATTCCCAGAAGTCCTTTTTTCAGTAAATTTAACTGAAGCTAGTTTGAGTCGTATTAAAAAAGTATCAACCATCAATTCTTTACCAGATTATGCATTAATGACTGATGGTGGTATTATTTATTTTGTTGCATTAGATAAAAAGAATAGCATGAGTGATGTGTCTAGAGAGCCAGTTGGGGAATCTACTGATGATTTTAAAATATATTTCAAATCTGATAATTTTAAATTATATGACGGTACTTATAAAATTAGTGTATCAAGTATAAGTGAAAAGGGGAGTGGGTTGTCTACTTTTAAAAATGAGAATGAATTATTACAATATTGGGTAGCTATAGAGAGTGATTCATATTATAATAAAGTTTAATATGGTT